TCTTCGCAATCCTCACAATCTTCGTCTCCGCCCCATATAAGCTCTGTCTTACATGTCCAACAGTTCATACTAATAAGCTTTTTTCTGCTTCTTCTTTTTATTCGCCGCCTCTGTCCGTTTATAAATAGACATGGACATTTTTTTCGGCGCTTTCTTTTTAGTAGGGGCTTTCTTTGCTGCTTGTATCTTTAGCGCCCTCTTTGCTTCTTCAGCGCGCTTATTGGACATTGGAGCGCTAATCGCGGGTCGCGGTTTTTTCTTCATGGCCATAACTATTTCACCTTCTTAACTGGTTTCTTTTTGGGTGCAGCTTTCTTCTTACCGATAATGGCTCGCATAAGTGTGGTGCGAGGCGTCAGAATCTTGCCTATAACCCCTTGATCGTTAATTGTCCCAACGACGGTTGTAGGTTTTTTCTTTTTGGGTGCAGCTTTTTTCTTAGGTGCTTTTTTCTTAGCGGGGGCTTTTTTTGTCCCGTACATAACTATTTAACCTTCTTAACTGGTTTCTTTTTGGGTGCAGCTTTCTTTTTGGGTGCAGCTTTCTTCTTAGCGGCAGGCTTTTTTTCTACTATTACTTCTTCTGGGGAGTACAGTCCTAGCAGTTTTAATATTTTTTCCCATATGCTCATAGTTAGTCGCTCTTTGGTTCTAAATAATTGATATCCTTACCCGCAATCTTGAGAAGATCCTCATCTGTCATGCGTTCAAGCTGTTTTGTACCGTTNATATTGATATTTACCTGCGTAGCNTTCTCTGGAGCNGCCAAACCGTGCAGTTTGACCAGGGAATCGGTGGTACTTTTCATCTCAGTGGCGTTTACAGAAGCGTTGTAAGCCTCCATATACATCATGTGCGCGTTTTGATTGGTAAATTTGACCGTTTCACGCATTTCTTCGCGATAATATTCAAGAGCTTTTTGAACACTGGGTACTTTTGCGGCGGCATAGGCTGCTTGGGGGGAGGAATAACCCGCTCCACGTCCAGCTGCGGCGGTACTCATGCCAGAAGCGATAAGGGAAACTAGTTTTTCTTGCTGCATGGTTAACGAACCACGGCTTATGCCCATGTAAGGCATAAGAGATTGGAATTCAGTGCGCTCACTGAGCAGATCAGTGGACTGTGGTTCCAGATTTTGGGTCGCTTCCATAGGTTTCTGGTTCGTTGTCTAAATATATAAAAACAGGTGCACCTTCAAAGTCCCGTGAAGCTAGGTCCGATACATAATCCTCTGCTTCACTGGGTGAAGAGCCGCGCTCTAACATAATGTCCACGGTCTTTTCAAAGTCATAAGCAAGAACTTCTCTACCACCGCGCATAGCTGTTCCTATAATTGCGTCATCTAACCCGGCGATTGCTACTACTTCTATGTCTTGCATGGCGTATATTAGCGTTACTAATAATTAATCACAAGAAAAATCGTGAATTGTCTTAATCCACCAATAAAACATGTCTTCTGAGAGGGTGTGTTTCATAATATTGACCCGATAACAGACTAAATGTACGTTGTTTTTTGTATACCCTTTGGTATTTGTTATTCGGTCCAGGGAAGCGTTGAACTCTTTTGTGCCAGTACCGTCTTTATGGTGTGTAAGGTATACGCCTGATATTGCGCACCGTCCCTTTTGCGCGCCCCAAAGATCTATAACATCTTTTTTAGTTATGGTGAACTCTCTAATGTGATCTCGCTGCGTACCGCTGGCTTTTGATCTACTGTTTATGAACAGTTGACTGAGGTACGTCTCATAGTTCGCGGATGCAGCTACGCTTTTGTTGTGTGATTTACATGCTTTGCACATATTGCGGGCTGATGGAAACTCTTTGGCGTTTTTCTCTATTCCACAAGAAATACACTGTTTCTGATTCTTCATGGCGAGTCACATTAGCATAGCTAATTTTTTTTAGTAGAATTTTTTTATAAAATTTTTTTGGTTTTTTGGTATCTGAACCGCTCACGCACTATCTCCCTCTTCCGTAATTCATAGCCGGTCCCCCCGGATCGCGATTCGCGGATCGTGTTTCGTAATTCCCGTTTGGAACCTTGTCTTGTTTTTCTATGACTCGCTCGTTCCTCGCTCATCGTCGGTTTGATTTGTGTCATTAACTAATAGGAGATTGACATGACTAGATTACTAGCCGCCCTTGAGTGGCACTTACTTATCAACAACCCAATACGATCAATACGTTCGTGGTACGTGACTAACTACACAGTGGAGGCAACTACAGAAAATGTAGTGGAGCGATACATAAGCGCTATTGATGACTACTCAGACATGCTTCGAAAAAGGTCAGAGAGTATACGTTTACAAAATGATCTTACCGAAAAGTACATAAAACGAATGGAGGAGTATAGGAGGAACAATCATGAGCAAGTTTAATCGTAAACCGCGACGCACGAACTGCGCTCTACGGTTAAAGCTCGAGTACGATAGATACAGACGTATGGGGTTCACGCACGACGAATCACGGTTCAAGGCCCTCAACCATCACAGCATGAAGAAATAAAGAGGAGAAACGCATGAAACTTTTTTATACAGCGATTGAAAAACAACTACTTAAAATAGATGACCCAGCAACTATAGCTCTTAATTCATGGCTATGGAAATTAAGCTGGAACATATGGGTCAAGCTTGATGATATGTATCAGGATCGTGGTCTTACTAATAAAGAGGCGCGTTTGTACATGCATCTTAGTGGATTACTACAACTATGAACCTCGGATCGCGCATCACGGATCACGCTCGCAAGCTCGGTGTCCGCGCTGGGGTGTGTGCCACCTTTACAGAATGTGTGCCACCTTTAAACTGTGAAAATGGCACACAATAAATCCTTTACTATCATACACTTAACTCAATGTGTGCCAGATGTGCCACTTGTGCCACCTTTTTCAAGTTCGTTTTAAGAAATCTTTTTTTAACGCTTTTTTTTTGTAAAACGAACCTTAAGTTGAAATTAGGTGGCACACATGGCACACACTCTTCAAACCCTTATGTTTACTGACTTTTTTACTTTTCAAAGCTGGCACACATAGTGGCACGCACATGGCACACAGACCCTTGTATCTGGCACACACACCAATTTGGTGCACGCCAAAAAAACTAAACTAAACAAAATAGAACAACCAACAGGAGATAACTATCATGACCGCATTTTTCGCATTTACCACAGGCTTTTTACTATGCAATGTACTAATGGCTGTCGCTTTCTACCTAATCGTAGACCGTGATCCAGAAATCGTGAAACGTATCATAGGAGAACTATCATGAATAAAGTATTTAACACAACGCTTCTGTTCTGCGGAGCGTTCACCATCTTATTCACTTTCACAATATGGTACTCGTTTATTCGAGACAACCCATTAACATCTGTTATTGATCTTCCTCCTACTTATGTATGTGAGCATGATCCAATCGCAGATCTTTATTTATGTGCCAACCCCGATCAATTCTAAAGGAGAAACCTATGTTCGACCGTCTTAAAAAATCAGCATCACAAGTGCTATCAAAACGCACCGAGTACCACGAAAAAGCAAAACCTTACATTGATAAATCACTCCAATACTGCAAAGATAATCCATCAGATGTAATGTTAGGTGTTATGACATTACTACTATGGGATATGGAGTCAGATATCGATGACATTGAAAACGCATCAAAACTGTCAGCGGCAGTTGACTATCATAACTTCACTAAAGGAGGCTAACGCCATGCCACAACCAATAGATTTATCCCAAGAAAACTGGGCTCATGTAACGTCATACAACACACCGGAGTCCGCTCCAATCCAAATCGATGTTGTTTCCTTGATTGATAATATTAGCAATGCTAATATAAACAATATATTGTGGGATGTACAAGATCGTGAGTATGTAAATTGACGTCTGGCTTAACAGCCATTCGTCGTCGGATTCAAAAAATGAGCAATGAATGCTCACTATCATTTATCAATAACTTAATAGGAATTTACCATGAACAATCATTCATATGTACAAACTGCACTAAATCAAATCGCTGGTTACAAAACACGCGACGGTGACATCGCAATGTTTATCGAGCGTATAACGTCAGAATCACCAGAAATCAAAACAATCTTCAATGCAATCGCCGTCGCACATGACCGCACCGTAATGCAATCTACAGATCATAAATTCAATGGTGGACCAGCACCTATTGCTAACCCAATTGCATTCCTTGATTTTGTACAAACCATCATGAACAAAGTCTGTAGCCTCGCACGCAAGGACGCCAAAGGCAAACGTGTCGATGACTTCGGTAATGGTGTTGACTTCAGCCAAGACCTTACAGATCAGCTCGGCTTCAGTGTTGACCCTAAACTCATACCAGAGCTCGTTGATGAGGACTTCCGTATCTTGTACAACGTTCACGCTTATATCGCACAGGGTATGCCCTACCTCACTGACATATCTCCGCTTCACTATCATGCAGAAAACGTCAAGCTCGATGACGATACATGGGTCAAAGAAAATATCGCTGACTCTTATGAGTTCGCACTATCTATCCTCGATACTAAAGCAGACTCATACCTCACAGAACTAGCTGATATCCGTATGGGCGAGTCAGCTAACATGGACTTCGCCGGAACGCTCAAAGATACACCAGACAGCAAACGCACTGCTAAACGCCTAGCTACTCAAGAGAAGAAGTTCGCTTCAGATCTAGCCAAACGCAAAGCCGCTAGCAAAAAGGTGGCCGCATAATTACTCAATCCCCTGTTTCCCATCTAGCCTTCGGGCTGGGTGGGTTTTTTTATGTCTCTGTATGGCTCCCACGCCCCGCGTCGCGTACCCGCAGGGTCAGTGTGCCTGCTTCACTATCATCATTTACGGACCGTGCATCATGAACAACGCAACACAAACTTATAAACATGTTCGATCAATCCAGACTCGTATCCTGCGACTCAATCGTCAAGCAGTAGCAGACCGCGCAAATATACACCTCAACACAATCGTACGCTTCCTGAACCACGGAAATATAACGATAACCACGCTTGGAGACATAGAACATGCGTGTACATATCTGGAGAACTTACCGTGATCCAATTTTGTAACCACAAAGGGAAATATACATGGTGGGAAAAAGATAAAAACTGCATACCGATTGTTTTGGTATGCGAANACTGTCGCGACGCAAANTTATCTGCTTATCAAGGTAACACGCCTACCGACCCACGATACAGCGAGTATCAGGAACGATACCACAGAGCACCAATACTTAGACCTAGTGCAATCTAAGTGTATTTTTATGCACTCTCAACCAATCAATCATTTTAAGGAGTAAATTATGATTACAGTAAAAGTTATGCAAATCCCTGGAACCATCCGTGAAGTAGCCCTCGAAGACGGCTCAACCGTTGCTGATGCACTTGCTGCCGCAGAAATGGCTGTGTCTGCTGGCTACACGCTCAAAGTTGATGGCAATGAAACGTCTAATGACACTGTATTGTCAGATGGACAAAACATCACCATAAACACTAGCGCAAAAGGAAACGCATAGTTCAAAACCAAAGCTCTGTTAACCCCAGTTAGCAGAGCTTACTTTTTTATTGGAGGAGCCAATGGAAACACAAATCGAATTCAACCGTCTCAACCCACAGCTAAATCAACTGTGTCGCAACCTAAGCACCGACTTAATGTATTCAAACTTCACGAGTCACAACCTATCAAACCTTAAAGATCATTTTACACATCGTGTATCAGATCTTATTGATAACGCAATGCACCCATTTACAACTACTCGTGCAGAATTACGCGCAAAACTTATGAACATGGAAACTGTCAAACAAGTTCGTTTTACAAAGTCTGGCGTGTCAATTTCACTTAATCCTATTGTTTGTTCGCCATCAAGCAACAATACACATTGGGTAGAAGAAAAACTGCATGACTGCAACAAAAAACCAAACTTAGATATAACTATCCCTGGTCTTATCTTATCTATACGTTGGGATATTAGTAACCCTAATAACACTAAATTTATTTATTCNCTAAACGTATCAAAAAGCGANGGANTAAAGTATCGCGCATACTCTTCAAACATGATGGCTCACCCCCACTGGATACAAAGAAATAATCCATGTTTAGGAGACTTTGAAACTTCCATCGGCGATGCACAACTCGCACTTGATGTACCGTTACAAGTCACCATTCTTGTCATGTTTTTATCTCAATACAATCCTGACGACCCNGCAGGCAAATATATATGGAAATGGGCGCCTGAAAAAGTATTAAAACCCTTTCCATTTACTACTGACGAAACAAACCGNTTAGTAACTTTTTGGGAAAAAGATCAAAGTTTAAGTATTACTTTTTACCGCAACAGACGCGAAATATTCCCAGTTCAAACTATTTATGAAGCTTCAGATTTCATGTATCACGCTTTAGTAAATAGTATTCATGACGACTCTGCTGCACTACAAGAAATACTGCAACTAAACACAGGAGACCCTTACCAAGACCTTGATAACTATATTAATTATCTAGTTAGTAATTATCACCGTCAAGGATTTGGAGTGGTGGGGTTATTTGAAATCGCCTTACTAAACACTGAAATGTTTTCTACTACCTCACCTGAAAGTTATTGTTTAGAACTAGTGCGTGCAACGCAATCAATAACTAAATTTGTTAGTAGCTTAAACATCGAAAGACCAAAACATTTTTTCTTTAGTTTATACAACAGCGCTAACTTAGATTATCAAGATATGCTTCCCTGTGATGTAAAAAAAGAGTTCACAAATAGATTCGAAGCGCTCACTCATGATTTTGTAGACATCGCATATGTTACAGATGATACAAGAGCTATCCTCGTTACTGCAGGTATCCTTGCTACTACAGGTA